GTCCGATCTGCTGATTGTATACCAATTGACCGCTTGTTGATCCAGCGGTTACGTTGATAACTCCCAACACCTCCTCACCATGTGCCACATAATGTTGTGACACCTTAGGCATGGTGGCATTGTTGTTCACACCTACTGGTAACAGTGGTGTCTGTGGTCCTCGGTTTGGACCGTTCCCTCTACGTGGGACTCGACTTTGACGGACTTGCCTCTTACTATTATTGTTCTTAGTCATTATAGTATTAGGCACGCACAAATGGCTCTTCGTCAAACTCTACGCAGGTAATATCGGGATCAACCAGGGTCAGGTTTTCCAGATGGTACTGCTCGGGTATTGAGATACCCCACGCACTCTCGTACGACAATCGCGTTGCAAGTGTAGGGATGCTAATCCTAGCCGCGAGTGGTCGCACATACATTTGATTGGCACGATGGTGTAAATTGGTGGCAATGTATCGACCACCAATTTTGGATAACGTTGAACCCACAAACTGTTCAACAGGAAGTCCCATACCCAGGGACATCATGCACCTTCCAACAGATGTCAGGTAGTTGGCTTTATGCCGTGGGTGTTTATAACCAACACACCATTGCAAACGGGCCAACATCCTTGTTGGATTGCGCACCATCGTGTATGACACACCATCAAACACTGGTCGTGTTTGGCAAAACTCTATGTGCTCAATGGTTGAAGTGATAGCTTCGATCTTTGTGACCATTCCAAATTGTGTATACCACTCGGGTTTAACCAAGTGCGCGTGACAGCGCTCCACAAAGACGATGAAATCATCACCGTCGATGTAGATGCAGTATTGTATGCCCAATTCTTCCATCATAGCTAATGTCATCATAAAGTTGATCAACGAATTACCACACCCCGTATTCTGATCCCCCGACATGCGTGTACCAGGGGTAAAGAATTTGGTACCATTCTTGGTCCAACCCTTATTGTTGAGTTGCATATACAAGAGGTAAGCGAGGAGGTGGCTTCGATTGCACTGTCGATAAAACCAATGTTCTAGTTTAAGTAACTGAATATTGGCATGTGCATCAAACTTGCTATGATCCATAGATATAGCCACGGGGTCACGAAACACACCCATCTTTGCTTCAATATCACGACCCC